CCGTTACGAGTGGGTAAGACAGGCGGCGGTGTAGATGGTAACGCTTAGAGTCGGCATAGACTTGTCTGGACCCCTATTGACAAAGAACAATATTCCGGGCTTGCAACGGCTCCGGGATCAGATTGTGACTGAATTGATTAACAAGGGTGATAAGCGATTGGCCGACTTGCATCGCCCTAAGCCCGCCGGGGTGTTTTTAACTTTGGCGGAAACGAGTCGGAAAAAGTATAGCAAGGGCAATTTCGCCAAGTCTGTCAACCCTGATTTTTCTGGAGCCTCTCCGATTATTGCGACCAACAGTATCTACGGCCCCTGGCTTGAGGGCGACAGCGCCCGCAACGCCACAACCCGGTTCAAGGGATATCAGACATTCAGGAAAACGGGCCAATGGTTGCAAAAAGAGGCTGGCCCGGTAACTACTAAGCACGTTAACGCCTTCATTCGGAGCATTTCCTAAATGGCGTTTTTGATTCTTGACGCGCTCGAAGTGATAAGGACCAACTTACTCACGACTAACTATTTCGCCGATGTCACAGTTGGGGAGCCGAAGTCGGCGCCAGAGAAGGCTCAACTAACCGCCCACATCTGGATGGACGCAATCAGCAACCCAACCACGACGTTGGACAAAACGATCCAGGTGTACGGAATCAATCTGCGGATAATGGCTGGCGCGTTCGAAGAACCAACTAGCCTACTGGAGACTTCATTAGCCGAAGCTGTTTCCAAAGCCGATGAATCTCTATTTGCGGACTTTACCCTGGGAGGGAAGGTCCGGGCTATAGATGTGGCCGGGATATATGGGGTTAGCTATCGGGTGGACTTCGGGTACACCGAGATTGACGGGACAATTTTTAGGATGGCTAGCTTTACGATCCCGCTAATCGTCGATGACTCGGCGACATTTGCAGCATGAGCATCAGCATAGAATCGACAATCATCGTTGGCGACCGGGGGCTTGACCTACTTTGGGAGCGCATCCACGAGGCTTGGGACAATTCGTTAAATTTTATGTTTGTCTGGCATATACCCACGGAGCACCCAGAAGGGATTGAAAACGTGGACCCGGAGCAAAACGATAAGTGCCCGAAAATGGTATTTCAGCGGCAAGTGTTCCGTGGTTAGCCACTGTCGTTTTTGTGGTGGCCTGCTGTATTGGTCTATTGACGTGCTTACGTGCTGTCAGTGTGGTCGACACAGGTATCCGGAGGGGTTCAAACCGGAGGACAAGCCAATCCGGGACTCCTGGCACCGGCACCGGGTGCTGGAGAAACAGGAATTACGAGAGGTGAGATAATGACAACCGAGCCCAAATGCGAAAAACCACTAATGCCCAGCGGGGGAAGCGCCACCTATGAGGTGAAGCCGTTGAGCGACATTCTGGGCGATCTTCACCGGCCACTAATTACGGAGCTACACCGCAATCTGTACCTAGAGCAGACGGCCCACAAACACACCTTAGCGATGTTCCAAGCCGTGCTGGAGGGCCGGGTTGACCCGCAAACCATAGTGGTCAACAGCGACGGTTGGCAGCGTGTAGCGGAGCGGCCCGGGCCGGATGGCAGCGAACATCGTTATGCCGAGCTTACCGCCGAACCACAACGGGCTTTGGCCGCTGAAACGGGCCATAAAGGACAAATAACCACGATAACCGATGGAGGCCAGAACAGTGACAACGGCATTGGTAACAGCGCCCTTAAAGACCTCGCCCCCGCCAGCTAAAATAGTCGAGTATGAGTTTAGCTTTTCGCGCTCGACCGGCCACTTTCGGTTTCGACACCAGGGGAACCAATGGCTTTGCCGCAGCCTAGTTGGGGATGCCGTCTGTCGCCGTGCTGACGGCCACGAGGGCGTGTTGTTCCTCGTCTGCCAACTTTCCATCGACTCGGACCGTAATGCCACTGTATGGGCGCCAGAGGGCGATTTGCTGGCGGCACTACAGGCCGAAGTTAGCGAACCATCTAATGCGGCCAATTTCGGTGACTGGGCCGATTTCCCGCAGGGCCGTCACTCCCCCCGGTGGCGGCTCTGCCTTAACCGAGCGCAAAAGGCTTGGCGCATTCGGGATGACGATACGGACTCGAATAAAATCTGGAATACCAATGGGTATAAGGGGATCATGCGCGTTCGCTGGATGGACAGCGGCCCCCATATCCACGTTGATGGCTGTCCCGTGATAGACGCTTACGGAGTGGTGCAATTCTGATGACAAAAAAGTACGTGATCGGGAACCCCAGGGGAATACCAGAAGGGCTCCCTATAAAATCTAGGGTCAACCCCGACGGGACCGATACCCAATTTTATCCGGGCGACGACTGGTATCCCGGCCCGGCCACGACTCCAAGCATGATTGCAAATTGGGTGCAAGACGGCTCCTTAATCGAGGTTGAAGATGGCTAAAGCTGCTGGACTCGCTTGCGAGTTCTACTTCCAGGGGTTTGACCTGTCCGGAGATATAGGGGCCCTCAATAACATGGGCTCTCCACGGACTAGCTTTGAGGTGACGGGGATTAACAAATCGGCTATTGAGCGCATCTATGGCCGGATTGACGCCGTGTTGGATTGGACCTCGTTTTTTAACGATGCGGCTGGGCAGCAGCACTTGGCCTTTCGGACGCTGCCCACCACTGATGTTGATGTGTTGGTTGCGTTGCAGGGCGGTACCAAGGGTTCTTCCTCGGCCATGCTGGGAGATGCCAAACAGGTCGATTACAACATGAGCCGTCCCGCCGATGGGTCTCTGACGTGTAATGGCCAGGTGCTGGCCAACGGCCAGGCTTGGGAGTACGGAAGTATTTTGTTGGCCAAGGCGACGATTACATCCACGGGTAACTCGGCCTCGGAGGATAACGCCGCTAGTAGTTCGGCGGGCCTAGCCGGGATGATTCACCTAACCGGGTTCACCGGCACGAACTACACCGCTACGATCCAGGACAGCACCAACAATATCTGTTTTTGCACCCTCAAGGCGTTTGCCCAAATCACCGCGATCAACAAGAGCGAACGTGTCACGGTGTCCGGGACAGTCAATCGATATTTGCGGGTCAACCACGCCGGGACGTTCGATTCCATCACCGCAGTGGTGGCTACTAGGCGTGGAGAGTCAACCGACGTGGAGGGGTACTGAGTCATGGTGTTGATCAAACACCCGCTCAACTTGGGCACTCAGACTTTCCGAATGAACCGGAGCAACAGAGACGGTACGCCCAAGCCTGGATACTTTGAGGCCGCCGACTGCCGTCGTTTTGAATGCCCACATTACCTATTGGGGTGGCAAACCATGATTGACCCCAGCACCCAATTGGGACAAAAGCAAAGCCATTACATACGCAAACTATCGGGACGGTCGTTTACTGAGACGTCGGAACCTTCGGGCCTATTGGTTTTCTCGTTTGAGGCCGGGCAGAAATGCTTTCGGACCCACCAATTGCCGGTCGACAGAGATCCCATATTTTCCAATCGAGTGCCCGGATTGGAGCCCACAATCATGGATTATGACCAGTTCCACGACCAATACAACGAGACAATTGTAAGACTAAGACAGAATCAAAGAGAGGTGTAATTTTGGCCAAGGAATCGGGACTTGGTTGGACCACGGCGTCACGGGACGTATCTGGCGGTGGGGCAGGGGCCTTAGTCAACTGCACGACCAATGTGGACGTGTCAATTGTGAGGTCGACCCAGGACGTAACCGGAATGGATAAATCCGCTACCGAGCGGTTATTGCTTCTGGGTGACATGTCCAGTACTTACACGATGGTATTCAACGATGCGAGTAATAAGAGTTTTGATGTCCACAAGACGATTGCTAGTGCTGATGTAACCCGGACCTGTACCCTCACGATTAGCGGTCAGACGTTGGCTAACGAGGTTTTATTGACCGACATGGCTCTGAGTCGTGGCAGCGACGGCAGCCTAATTATCACGGGCCCGGCTGTCCTCCAAAGCGGTACCGATCCCACGTGGTCGTAATGGCGGGGAAGAACGGGATCAAGCCGTCTAAGTTTAAGCGGGCACAGTTTAAGATTGTGCCCACGACTAAAATCATCGAGCCCAGCATGGAAGCATTGGCAGGAGCCGAGGTAGAGGTCAAGGCCGATGTGTCGATGGGAACATATATTCTGCTCAAGGAATTGATAGCGAGTGAGCAAAGCGACCAAGTGGCACAGGCATTTGGTGACGAGATCCTGTCCGCATGGAATCTAACGGACGAGGGCGACAAGCCCATCCCAGCCACGGGCGCCGGGATGAACCTGCTCCCAGCATCAATGGCAATGGGGATCATAACGGATTGGCTCGGCAGTTTGGACACGGTGCCGGACCCTTTAGTAAGCGAATCCAGGAATGGCGCACTTTCGGAGGCGGAGTTACTAGAGATGGGAGAATCATCCAGGAGCCTAGTCAACTCCAGTGGGCTAGATTAGTGGACGGGCTTTGCCAGCGGTGGAGCAAATTCCCGTCAGAAGTATTGGCCGAACCGGTCGAAACCATCATGCCCATGATGGCAATTATTGGGGAAGGGACACAAGAAGTAGATGGCTAACACGGTCAAAATAACCATTGACGCCGACGCCAAGCCTGCGGAGACTGAATTTAAGAAGGTTCAAAGCAGCTTTGGCAAACTAAAAGATTCGGTTGTTAAGAACAGCCGAGCCATCGGGCTAGGCATGACGGCCATAGGGGGCGGTATTGTTGGCGTAGCTGCGTTGTCTATTAAATCCTTCAACGAGCAACAGATCGGTATCAGCAAGCTCAACCAATCTTTGAAAACGGTTGGCACTTCCTACGACGCCCAAAAAGCTGCTATTGAACGGGTCATTGAAGCCCAGCAACGCAAGACCAACTTTGGGGACGAAAAGCAACGAGAGGTTTTAACTCGCCTCACCGGGGTCTTGGGAGACCACGAGAAGGCACTCCAGGCGTTGCCAACAGTGCTGGACGCTGCCGCTTTCTCTGGCCGGGACGCCGCGACGGTATCGGAAACGCTTTCCAAGTTCTTGGCTGGATTAGCGAACACGTCCGACGCTACCGGGGTGTCAGTGGACAAGACCGCGACCTTTACTGAGCGGTTGGCGGCTGTGATGGCTGTGGCGGGTGGGCAAGCGGAAGCAGCCGCCGATCCCATGACGCAATTCAAGAATCGTCTTGGCGACGTGGCGCAAGAACTCGGGGCCGTGTTGATTCCCCTCGTCGAAAAAGCGGCAGTAGTCCTGGAGCGAGTCGCCGCAAAAGTAATTGAGTTCAGCGAGGCGCACCCGACTTTAGTCAAAGTGCTGGGGATTGCCGCAGCGGCCATTGGCGGACTTATGCTGGTTATTGGGCCATTATTGATTGCGTTACCAGCAATTATCGCTGGCGTTGGCGCACTTGGTGTTGCCATGACTGTGGCTACAGGCCCGATTGGCTTGATTGTACTGGCCATAGCGGGGTTAGTTCTGGCCGCAAAACAAATGGGGGCTGAGTGGGGCGAGATTTGGCTGGTGGTACAGACAATTGTCAACACAGCCAAAGAAGTGGTAACCAATGCTCTCAACGGCATTAAAGAGGCTATTAGTTTCATTCCCGGCATGACACCACTATTTAATAAGGCACGAGATAGCGCTCGTGACTTCGGCGAAGCCGTCGGGTTTAGTGCCGACGAACTCAACAGATTATCATTGACCGAAATTGACCGGGAATTAGCGATCCTCCAGAAAAACCTTGATGAAACCGTCGAAGCACTTGAACACGCCGACTCCGTGGGTGGTAAATTCCAACGTGGTTTTATAGGTAGGTTTGCTGGGCCTTCCGCTGGGGAGGCTTTTGACCAAATCACTAAAATCGAAGAAGCAATGGGGGATTTAGAGCAACGAGCGCAGCAGCTTGCTAGTGGGATAACAACGTCAAATACAACAATCAGTACAGCATTCAGCAACACGACTTACACGGTAGTGCAGCAAACAAATGAACAAATAGATGCACTAACAGACGTGGAGGAACGCCACCTAGCACTGGTAAAAAAAGGAGCAGCAGCGCGGCTCAAAGTTCTCACCGACTCCCTTGATGACGAATTTGCGGCGTACAGTGAAATAGCTGGAGTACGAGCAGATCTACTAACAGACGCGGAGGAACGTCACCTAGCACTGGTAAAAAAAGGAGCAGCAGCACGTCTCAGCATTCTTACGGACTCCCTTGATGCGGAATTTGCGGCGCACAGTGAAATAGCTGGAGTCCGAGTAGACCTAGCAAAGACAACCGCCGACGAACTTATAGCACACGAAAAGGATATCGCTGACAAAATGAAATCGTTGACGGTGCGGCAGCTTGGTGATCTCCAGTCTGCCGCTGATCAAAAAATGGAACTATTGCTCGAAGACTCTCGTATCCGTCTAGAGGCATTGCAACTAGAGGCTGACAATATGGCACGTCTAAATCAATCATTTGGTAACGAGCTTGACCAATTGCAATTTAGACTGTCGGATCAAGGCCAGGCGTGGCAGGCTTTAGGGCGCAGTGCAGAGAATGTGTTAACCACGATGGTTGCGACTACTGGCAAGAGTGTCGATAGTATTCTGGCCGATTGGAAACGCCAACAACAATCAGGAGAATCGCTTATTGAGTTGCTACTACGATTAGACAAGGAGGGATCGCTACACTTAGGGCTGCTTGCTCAAGCCTTTACCAACTTGCAAAAAAAAGCGACCAAAGCGGGAGAGGAAATAACCAAGGCATTGTCTTTCACGCCGCTATCAACCGGGCAGGGGGC